GGCCTTGCGGGCAGCGTCGGCGTTACGGACCGCCTTCTCGTGCTCCTTCGTCGCCACCGCTGCCCGTGCCGCTTCGACGGCGGCGGATGCGGTGGCCGGGTCGTTGAAGTAGTTGCGGTCCAGCAGATACCAGTCGGAGGACCGGTCGTTCGTGCCGTCGGTCCAGTCGACCTTGACCCACGTCCGTTCATGGAATCGACCCGACGCGCCGGTCTCCCCGTAAGAGCGGCGGACGGTTGCCGTCCACGCCGCCAACCCCGTGTTGAGCTGGAACAGCTGCTGGTCGTAGGTTTCGGTGCCCGACCCGGTGTAGGCGGGGAACCGGTTGACGCCGACGTCGATCACGAAGTCGACGGCCGGAAGGTCGACGTCGCCGTCAGGGTGGACGTTCGTCGCGGTAGCAGTGCCACCGGTGGCGGCGTAGGGGCCGGTGGTGCCGCCGTTGCCGAGATGTTCGGCGATCGCGATCTGTTCCATCCCGGTCGGCAACGCGCCGGCGAAGTCGTTGTCGGATGCGTCACGGGTGTAGCCGCCCAGCGAATCGTCGAGCGGGTAGTACACGGTCGGGTCGTCCTGCAACACCCGCAGCTCGTACTCGGAGACCGGGCAGGCGATCTGCGTCAGGATCGACGCCGCGTCGACGATCTCGAGCGGGGTGGAGATGGCGACGTCGGCGGCGCCGCCGACCGTCTGCTGCGGCCACGCCTGCACGAACCCGCACAGCATCCGGTACGTGACGCTGTTGTAGGTGGCGGAGATGCGGGCCGGGGTCATCTCCAACAGCTCGCCGAAGTAGGGGCCGGCGGCGTAGTCCGGGTCCAGCGACCGGTCGTCAGTGATGTTGTCAACGCTGCCCCGTGACGGTTCGGAACCGACGAGCTCGGAACGGCGCCCCCGGAACGTGCCGAACCGGACCCCGTCGCTAGTGAGGTCTTCCCAGGTATGCGATTCGGCGAGCGGCAGCTCACCGTCGAGCGCGGCTTCGATCAACAGACCGACACCGGGGATCACCGTCGTGGCGGTGTTCCCGCCGGTGCCGCCGCCGCCGCCGCCGATTGCCCCGGTGATCGTGAACGACAGGGCGGAGCCGGTGTGCGACCAGCCGCCCCCCGACTCGTAGTAGAACTCGACATCCCCATCCGTGGTGTCGGTGCGGATCACGTCCCGCCACCGCAACACCGTCGACACCGACGACGTGGTGCCATCTCCCAGCGACCCGTAGGTGGTGGTCGTCCCGGCGTCCGCCAGGAAGTTCGACGGGATGCTGTATTCGGACTGGGCGCAGACGTAGACGGTCCAGTCGTCGATCGCGACACCGGTCACGGCAGGGATGATCGGCAGCGACCCGTTGTCGTCGATGTCCGTGTCATTGAACGTCACGGTGCCGTCGACGAAGTAGGCGTCGACCCGCACCACGTCGGCGTTGCTCACGGTCGCTGTCACGCCGCCGGTCACGTCCGCTCCGACCGTCGCCGTGTAGATCGCCGTCAACGACTGGCGGGTCGTGTCGTCCGGGTTGGCGTCCTTCGCGATCGTCGACGTCAGAGCGTTGGGGGTGTCGTCGTAGGTGAGCGTCCCGAGCGTGTCCGTGATAGCCGGATTACCGAGCGTCGACCCCGACTCCGCGGCGGCTTTCACGGTGACGATCAGCGTCCCCCCCTGGACGAGCCCGGACAGGGCAGGCGTGGTCGACGCGGTGCCGAGCGTCGCCCGGCCGGTCAGGTAGGTGAGGGTGGGCATTCATCGACCGCCCTGACGCTCGTAGGCTCGAATCGCTTCGACCACTTGCCGGCCGACCTGAGCGTTCGCCGGATAGTTGAGAACAATCGCGCCGGGCTGCATGACGATCGTCGTGCCACCGCCGCCAAACCCGCCGCGAGCGCCGAGACCCTCAGTCTTGCGACCCCTCTTGATCGCGTCGACCACATCAGCGGAGAGGACGAACTCGCCGCCGTGGGCCAACGTCATCACCGGAGCTCCAACCGGACCAGGGATCGGACCGCCCATCTGACGGATCGGGCCACCGAACCCGGGGCCACTGCGCTCGATGATCTGAGCATTTATGACCGCGTTCCGGGTACGAGCCAAGAACCGCAACGCCTCTTCCGCCGACCCGGTGTTCGCCGTAGCGGTGACCTCGGCCTGCCGATCCCGACTCACCTCATTGAACTTGCGTTCGGCCTCGTCGATCTTGCCCTGCTCGATCAGAGCAATGATGTCCGTCACCGACTCGTCGGGGAGATCCTGCACCTCTTGGTCGTATTCGATGACCTTGCGGATCAGGTCGTTTTGTGCTCGTTCCTGGTCACGGGCCGCAGCCTCAGCCTGAGCACCCCCTGTCCTAGCTGCTTCGGCCGCACCCCATGTCGCCTCGGCGACCTTGTCGAACCCATCCGCGATGTCGAGCACAAGATCCTCGACGTCGATCAGTCCGAGAAGTGCCGATGTTTCATCACCCAACGTGGACACAGCGACCGCTGCCGTGTCGGCCTTCTCTGCCAGGAAGCCGAGGTCGTCCGCTGTCCCCGAGAACTGGCCGCCAGCGATCGACGTCTGACCGGCCACACCTTCGACGGTGCCGCCGAGACGTTGCAACTTACCGATGCCGTCATCGATGATCCCCCAGGTGATGTCGAACGCGCCACCGAGCAGGTTGACGTTCTCGTTGTCGGGGAGCTTGTTGAGAATCTCGATCAGCACCGCAGCCGCTTCGGCGGCGCCCGCCAGAGCCGGGATCAACGATTCCCCCAAGGCGAGCGAGATGTCTTCGATCGCGTCGCCGAGTCGGTCCTGTGCCTCCCGTAGTTGCTTCGCCTTCTCGATCTCAGACTCGTCGATGATCTTCGCGTCAGACACGTTGGCGAGCAGCCCGTCGAGCCGCTCAAGACTGCCGTTTGTCTCCGAGATGATCGGCGCGAGTTCCATCCATGAGCGGCCGAGAATCTTCTGCGCAGTCGCCGCCCGCAACGCGGGATCTTCGATCTGACCGAGCCGAGCGACGACATTGCGGAACGTCGCGTCGGTATCGACGACGCCGTCCTTCGTCCGTTGGATCGATACGCCGAGCTCATCGAACGCGGCAGGACTGTTCTTCACGGCCCGGTTCATGAACCCGATCGCCCGCTCGACCGTGTCGGCGCTGACACCCACGTCCCCGGCGACCTCTACCCAACGGGACGCCGAATCGAGGCTCGTGCCGGTCGCCGTCGAGAACTCGTCCACGGCGAGCGCTAGATCGCGGAACTTGCCGACCGAATCGGCGACGAACTTGCCAACGGCGAGCCCGGCGGTGGCGAGCGCGGCCGGACCGGCGACCGCGAAAGCCTTGTCCATCGCCGAGGCTGACAGCCCGACCTTCGACCCGAAATCGCGGAGCTTGCTTTCGAGCTTGCCGACGGACCGTTCCGCTTCTGCGGTCGCCTTCGTGAACCCCTTCGAGTCGGCGATGATGTCGACGCGCAATGTCCGGTCAGCCATCACGGCCCCTTGTTGAAGATCACTTCGATGGCGTCGCCGTACGTGTCGACGATCCGTTCCCGGTTCGCCTCGATCGAGGAGTACAGCATGTAGTCGGGCCTGCGCCGAACCGGCGCCCAGTTGTACCCGCGGTACGTCCCAGTGCGACGACGGCGGGGCACGTTGTGGTAGGCACCGAAGTTGGCGCCCATGTCGTACGGTTTGCCGCCGAGACGCACCGCCGCCCGCGCTAGTGACCGGACAGCCTTGATCCTGCTAGCGGTCGAACGTTGCATCGTCGAACCCGCCCGCTGCCGGGCGCCCTTCACGACGATCTCTGCCACGTCGATGTTCGCCTGGCGCAACTCGCGTTGACGTTCAGCGTCCTCGCATCGCTTCAACGCGGCTCGCAGCTCCCGCATCCCAGTCACACGAACAGCGTCAGCCATCACGCCCCCGATCGGAACGACTCGCCTAGCAGCCGGATCTCTCGCCACGTCAACGAGCGAACCTGCTGCGGCGTCCAATGGAACCGGTGGGCGAACAGAACTAGCCACTGGTCGAGGGGGTCGCCTCCGGTAAAGGGTCAGGCAACCCGTCGACGAACTCGTTGGCGAGCCCGTCGTCTGGTACGACATCGAAGACGGTCAGCGCGTCCTGAGCGGAAAGTGGGCGGGGTTCCACTCCAACCCGGCGACACGCCCGGTCGTACAGCTCCTGAGCCACCCGCCCCGATTGGAGAGGACGAGAGGACACCTGATACCAGGCCAACCCTGCCGGTTCCCCGATCTCGTCGAGCTCGGTCAGAGACCACGAGTCGACACGGACAATGTGGGCGGCGTCGACGCGGATGATCCAATGCTGGTCAGCCACGGGCGGATGGCCTTTCTGTAGAAGGGGTTAGCCGACCTTCGCGATCGCCGACGCCGCCGACCACGTCCCGTTCATCGTGATCGCGCCACCGGTCGAACCGGCCGCCGAGAAGTCGAAGAACGCCGTACCCCACCAGTAGACCCCCGGCGCGTTCGAAATATCCGGGTAGAGGTACACCTTCCTAGCCACGCCCTCGAGCGCCGCAAGGTACGTCTGTGTGGTGGCGTCATCCCAGAATCCGGCGAAGTCACCCGACGCGTCCGGCAGCCCGGCGACGTACGTCTTGTTCGAGTCGCCGAACGCAGTGACGTCGAACCGTTCCGACGTCTGGTTGAACGTCCACGAGTTGAGGAACGCCACCGGCTCCGCGGTGCCGCCCGAAGTGAGGTTGATGTAAAGCCGCCCGTTGCGGCCGGCACGTCGAGTCATCTCTGACCTTCCCTATTGTGACGTGGTGGATCCGGGCGCCGGTCAGCGCACGGTCTTCGGCGCACCATCGACGAGACGCAACAGGCGAGCTGTGCTCTTATCGAAGGTGCGATCGGCTACCACGTCACGGGCCGAAGCCGCGGCAGCCTCACGCTCCGAATCGTGGGCGAGCCACCATCGGAGCCGATCTATGAAATCCCCCGGATCGGTGAACGTCGGCAACATCGGGAACAGCCGATCGCTCTCCGGACGAGGAGAGCGGAGAAAGAACGTGCCGGTAGCGGCGAGTTCAATCTCTCGGGGACCGGCGGCTACGCCGTCGTTGCGGCCACCTTCGTTGATCTCCTGCCGGTACACGTTCGCCGACGCCTTGCACGACCGGTAAATGTCCACCGTCCGGTCGTTCGGGCAGCACACGCCGAGGTCGTCGATCAGATACTTCGTGATCGGCGAGTCCTCGACGATCTGCCAGTTGCCGGCCAACCGGACTTCGATCCCGTCGAAGTCGCACGCCTCAAAGAACTCGACCCGTGACGGGAACCCGGTGCCGACGAACGCGAAATCGCACTCGAACTCGGGGACCTTCGGCCCTGGACAGTGCAGGTCCGGGTCGTAGCTGTGCGGGAAGTAGTACGAGCGGGGGTTGACTTGCCGGTACACGCCGAGGTTCAACGGGTCGTTGACGACGACAGTGTCAACGTGCTCGGCGACCTGCAGTTGTTGGCGGTCTTCGTAGGGGGATTCGGTGAACCAGGCGACCGTGTGATGCGGCCGCTTCTCCAACACTTCGAGGATGATCGGCGGCATGAAGAACGTGGAGACGATGACGATGACGTCAGGCCAGAACTTGTAAAGCTCACCGAGGAGCGATTCGGCGGCGAGACGAATCGCGCCCTCGTGGTCGAACGCCTTGCGGCGCTCCCCCTCGACTTCGAGCTCGATCATGCTGTAGAGGTTGAGCCGGTCCCCGAAGTTGAAATCAAACACCTGAACGCCGTTAGCGCGTAGTCCCTTGACGAGTCCAGCGTGGACGTCAGCCACCGAGAAGGCCGGGCCAGGATGCACGACGAGGACTCTCACGGGCATCCCTTCCGCCGAGATGGTTGAAACCGGAACTAGCCGGCGAGCACTTCGAGCGTCACCACCGCCGACAACCCGACGAGCGCCTCGTTGATCGTCAGCTTCCCGAAGTCGGTCACCGTCGTCGCCGTCGCCGACGACACCACGTCACCCAACGTCGGATCTGCTTCGAGCACGGCGAGCGTCTCGATGAGCAACTCTTGCAACGCCAACGCCGAAGACCGGTCGTCCACATGCGGGACGACGACCCGTACCGGCAGGATGATCGTCCCCGACGAATCCCCGAAGTAGGTGACGACGTCGACCGTCTCCGGCCATTCCACGATCAGGCACGGAGTCTCCGGTTTGTCCGGCGGGTAGCCGTACACCTCGACGCCGGCCAGCGCCGTCAACGTCTCGGCGGCGGCGTCCATCACTTCGACGAGCGTCGCCATCAGGCGACCATGAGACCGCGGCGGGCGTCGGCGCGACGGTAGATGTGCAACAACTCCTCAACCTTCGGGTCTTCACGAACCCGGATCAGCAACCCGTCGACGCCGTAGCCGGCGACACCGAACGGGGCGTCCTTCCGCTTGTAGGTGCCGGCGGCGAGGACGCGGCACGCCTGCTCCACATCGGCAGGGACCGCCGCCCATCCCCACTTGGCTGTCACCTGCAACGTGCGGCGGGTGGCGAGCCGGAAGCACTTGGAGCCGACGGCGGCGATCCGCCAATAGGGCCACCCTGATTCGCCGTTGGGGCCGATCCCGTTCGACGGTTCAAGCTCGAAGTCGGTAGACGTTGTCCACGTCGTCTCGAACACGCCGTCGCTGTCCTCGTCGGTCTTGACGACGAGCGTCGCGGTATCCCAGAAGTCGTTGACGATCGCCAGCGCCGTGTTCGTCGGAGCGAAGGTGCGGGCGGTCGCCGCCGCGTCCGCGTCGAAGCGGCGGCCACAGAACGAGTTGACGTCCCTTTCTGCGGAGGCGATGGCGTCGGCGATGTTCGGATCGTTGTCGGAGACGGTGATGCCCATGTACGTCTTGAACGCGTCAGGCGACAGGTACGTCATCGGAGGTCACCTCCACCATTCGGATCACGCCGAGTCCATAGCAACCCGACCGGAACTCGCACTCCCACGGCTTGCCCGTCAAGTAGTGCTCGATCGCTCGCCGCACCGGGAACGCTGCGCACGTCGGGTCCGCCTCCGGGTGCGGCAACTCCGTGTCATGCAACAGGACAACGCCGCCGGGCTTCACCTTCGGGACGTAGGCGATGAGCTCGGCCAGCGTCTGATCGTAGGTGTGCAGCGTGTCGACGAACACGATGTCGACGTCGTTGGGAAGCTCATCGACGATGCGGAGATCGTCGGCCCGTCTCGGGGTCCAGAACGGTGCCTCGAACCAGGCGGGCGGCACCATCATCGGCATCGGATCCACCGACCAGAGATGACCGCCGACCTTCTCGATCGCAGCGAGAAACGCCGCCGTCGAGTTGCCGGCCCGCACCCCGAGCTCGATCACCTGTGGTTCGGTGCGGTCGGCGACCTCTTGGTAGAGGACCGGCAACCAGTCACAGATGTCGGTCCACTCCAGACACCGCTGCTCGTACTCGTAGGCGAAGCAGGTCATCGGTCGCTCGCATGACCAGCGATGCCAAACCAGCGGTTGCGCCACAGGTTCCCGGGGATCGGCGTCGGCTTCAACCCGTACTGATCGAGGATGACCGGCAACGACAGCTGATCCTGGTAGGTCATCAGGTGGTTGTGAGCGAACCAGGCGGCACCGAACTGCAGCACCGTCGGCGTGTGCCTGCGAGCGAACGTCGTCGACGCCCACAGCCCGCCGTTCTGCGGCCACCCCCGCGACCGGTACAAGGCGACCTGTTCCTCGAGCGGCTGCCCGACGTACTTCTGCATCGTCCGCGACACGGCCGCTTCCTCGTAGATGCAGGTGCGGTCCGGATGCTCGAACATCGCCAGATCGGACGTGGCGAGACAATCGTAGAGGACATCGAAATAGTCGCTGCCGTCGACGAGGGCGACGGACCCGTCCAACCAGACGGAGACGTCCGCTTGCGGTGGGTGGGTCTTCCACCATTTCGCCGCCACCCGAGGATGCTGGTACGGCAACGGCTCGCAGCGGACATCCCACCCGTCGCCGTTGAGGTCCGGGTTGTCGGTGTAGCAGATCCACTCGTCGACGAGCGGATGGTCGGGGTGCGGCTTGAGCGAGTCGTAGTCGCCGTAGATCGCTGTGAACGCGATCATGCCGCTGCCACCCGCAGCTCACGCCGATACCAGTCGATCGTGTGCTTCAGCCCGTGCGGCCACGGTCTGCCGCATTTCGGGACGGCAGCGACCACCCGTGTCCATTCCGGCTCACCAGGACGCATCGGGAAATGCTCGAGGTACGAGTCGGAGTCAGTCGCTTCGATGATCTTCCACGCCGCCGCCACGACAGACGTCGGGACACCGGTGCCGGCTTCGGTCACCTCACCGAACGGACCCGACAACGCGTCGACCAGCACGGCGGCGACGTCTTCGACGTGGACGAGGTCGATGAGTTGCAACCCGTCGCCCCACACTTCGAGCGGCATCCCCGTCAACGCCCGGCACACGAACGACGGGACGATCTTGCGGACCTTGGCGGTG